AGGTGCGATGATAATGTTCTGCTCGATTATTTCAGGAAAGATGTAAGTAATCGTATTGGGGCAAAAAGTATCATCACCACCAAACCCCAAAAAATCACCTTGAACAATCCCGTCGAAATCAGGAAGGTAATCGAAACAATGATGTAATATGTTAGCAACAACCCCAGAATGATTCCGATCAATGTCATCATGCGTTTCATTGATTTTGATCTTTACTTTGTTGAAGACAGATTTAGTTCCGACAAAGAATTTGCCAGTCGCAGGATTTGTGCCCCAAACAATAGCAGGAGCACCATCAATTTTCACGGAAAGATCACTCTCAGTGAGGAACCAATCCAAGACAGTAAGATCACCCGTCAGGATGGAATCTTCGGGGTGTTGGAGGTGTGTGTTTTTCATGCTCTTAATATGACATAGATTCACGGAGAAATCAAGGGGGCCTGTGCCAGTTCTAAGATTGGTTTATTCTCTTCTCTGTGAGGTCAATATATTTGTCATCAATGTCAAACCCCATCCATTCTCTGTTAAGATTTTTTGCAACAATCGCAGTTGTACCCGAACCCATGAAAGGATCAAGGACTAAATCACCCTCTTGTGTGGTAAGTTTGATGCAGTTCTCAACTAATTGTGGAGGAAATGGTGCAGGATGTTGTTTCTGTCTGTCAGGATTGATAACCCATACTTCACTCTTAAATGCAGAATCTATAGCATCACGAAATACTTTCGGTTTCTTTTTGCAGAACCAATAGATATGCTCTGTGCATGGCACAAGAACATCATTTCTGATATTTGGTGAGTTGCGTCTATCCCAGATGATAAGTTGATAGAGTTCAGCATTACTTTGGCTGATGAAGTCTGTGGGAAGATAACATCTGTTCTTGTGTCGTCTTGGTTTGTGATTAAAGAAGATAGAACCCTCAGGTTTAATTACACGATGACATTCATTCAGAAACTCTACCATCCATGCTTGATATTGATCCTCTGGCATATCATCACCATAGGAATTATAGTCAATTTCAAATCCTTTCCATACACTATTTCCCTTCTCATGGTAAGTATATCTCTCAGTCTTCTTTTCTCCGTTATTGCTATCTTCTTTAGATTTTAGTTCTACAAGTTCCTTTACTTCTTTATCAGTTCTTACTTTTTTGACCTTTCCAGTGAGGCCTTTCTTATTATATGGAGGAGATGTGATGATACAATCGACGGAACTTTCTTCCATCTCCTTCATACCTTCGATACAATCTTTATTGATAATCATTTACTTGGGGGCGATAAATGTGAAACATGAGAGAATGATAACCAGAGGTAAACTTTGTTCCAGATCCCTTCATCTGAAGGTGAAATAGTTTGTTATCATTAGCATCAACAAAGTGAAGTGTAGTAGGATTCAGAACCCACTTTCCACCTTCAATAACATCAGCAATGTCCTGAATGTTGTACTTCCACTCTTCTTTCGTAATCTTATTATACCATATCATTTTGTTGACTGGTTCGCCAACTTTAATCTCTTTAGTCTTTCTGTTGCGATAGATTCCTTTACGAACGATAGCATCAAAGGTCTCCATTTTGTGATCATTGAACCACTTAACACCAAGTTGATTCAGTCGGCCGTTATCAACAACACGATGCTGTGAGTGAGCACCATTGCTAACATCTTCATGCGGAGTTCCAAAGAATAATCCAAACCATTCACGAAGTTCACCAGTGATATTAAAATAAGTACACCAAACATCCCAAGATGTTAGGTGGCATTGAGTATGATTTTTTGATACTGATTTCTTGCTATAGTAATCTTGAAGATCATCACAAACAATATCCCGTTTTGTATCACTAGCACCATCTGTATCGTGCTTATATCCTGTTGATTCAGTCAAAGTATCTGCTGATGTATCTTCTTCAGTGTGCCCATCATACTTTGCCTTTCGACCTGCTTCAATTTGTGCGAGAGTGCCCATGGGTTTTTGTCGTTATCCTAATTATAGCAGATTTATCGCGTCCAGTGCGAGCGATGGTGTGACACTTATTATCTGTCACACAGGCAACCGTGCGACCGATCTTTTCTTTTTATACTTTTCTATGAAATTACGAGCACTAATTGTGTTTCTGCATTTTTTTAACTGTTTTCCCTGGTGGATGACCATCAGACCATTGCCGCAGGGAACAGCAGCATAAAATGAATTTATATCATTCCAGTCCCCAACAATGAACCCTAGTGGGCCACATTTAGGATCAAGGATGTTGCTGTTAGTTGGTTGCTGATTATTCATCCCCAGTTTTCCATCCATTCATCTAAAGTATAACCTTCACCAGTGCAAGTTTCTTCTATCAACTCTTCTATAGAATAGTTTTGAAGTTCCTCACGATATTCTTCAGTAGTTTGATCATTTTCAGGATCAAAATCATCGTGGCAGAGATAGTCCCACTCTGCACACAATGCATTGATAATATCTGCTCTAGTGTAGTTCATTAGTCTTCACCAAATACATCTTCATAGGTCAAACTTTCAAT